GTTGTTCCTTGAGGTGATTAAATGTACGATGTATTAACAGGAAAACAAAGGGCTTTGGTATTCCCTGTTATGTGTAATGCAGATGTTAAGATTGATTACTCGGACAATGTTCCAGATTCAGCAGATGATGTTGGTTATGGTATTTGGTCGCATGGTGGTGATTTTACTTTCGAGTCTATTATAACTCCTTACGATATTAATGGTGCGCTCGCTACTACATTGGGTGGTAGAACCTTAGTTCAAGATAAAAAAATTATGCCATCTAACCATGATTACTTACCAACTAGTAGTGCTTTAAGTCATGAAATGAGGATATTTTCTAGCACTAATTTTTATATCTCTCTTAAAAACTCAACCACTACAAATGCAAACCAACCTTCCGAGTATAAAATTCTGGTAGGTATTAAATTGAGCAGTGGAGCAGTTCAAGAATTTACTACGAATAATGTTGTTATTCTCCCAACCAAAGATAGAAGTTGGGTATATTCAGCAGATAATTTAAATTTAATTAATAGCGAAGGTAGGATTGAATTTGATTCTATTGGCCTACTTGATGAAGGCACAGAACCCGATTGGAACACACTAACTTTCGGTTCGCTGACCTCTTCGCAAGTAGGGGTAGGCGACCAAATGTATATTTTGATTGGTGGCTCTATGGTGCTTATTGGCACTGCTACGGCTGTCAATACATCTAATTACACTGTCACCGTAGCGGTGGAAGACGACTTTGAAATACCAATATATACCCGTGTTTTTCGCAGGGCTTATGCCGACCCGACCTATATTGAAAATTCATTTCATATCGCTTGTACTTATGCTGAAACACCCAAAGAACTTAATATCTACTTAAATGGTTTATTAGTTAAGGCAGGAACCCATGCTCAATCTGGAACATTTTCATTTGAGGATGAAGATTTATTTATTGGAGCAAATGGTAATAGGGAAGTAGGGGTAGGGTCAACTGTAAATAACAAACAATTTATGGGAGAGATACATGAAATGTGTTTAAGTTCAGTTTATCGTAGGAGGTTCCCATCTATTACTTCTTTACACCCTAACTACAACGATACATTATTTTACTTTAGATTTGAAGAGGTGGACTTATGACATTAGATGTATTTAATGAAGGTATGTTTGTCGCAACAAGCCAACCAAGTTCGGGAACAGTCGCTTCCTATAATTTTGATGTTCCTACAAATCCAGTAATGACTACTCTTTCCACATCATTCACAAGTGGAGATTTTTTGTTTTCTGCTATTTACCCTGATGATAGCGAAGAAAGTATTATTGTCAGTATAACAAACGATACACTACAATCGGAGTATGAAAATCTATCCACTACTAAGGGGTTTAACATACATTGTTTTGATTCTACAGATTCTATAACAGGTTTAAATTTAGCCTCAATAGCATCCACAATAAATGATTATTATTACTTTGTGTTAATTCACTCCGACGACCATTTAAAACATCACTTTGCTAGAATCACAGAAATTAAAAATGCAGATGCACTGGGAGATTCATTTGATTTTGAACCCAGATTAGGAAATGAAATTGCTCAAGGTACTAAATTTAAAATCTTTAAAGGGCCAGCAATCACTTCAAAGGGAGTTGCTTTTACTGCTGGTTTAAAGCAAGACTTAAAGACTTCACTTCATGTAGCAAGACCTCACTTTTGGTTTGTTAATGATTCTTTAGATAAAGATAATCAATTAAATCATAACACTAAATACTTTGCTAGGATAGATGCTGAAGGTGACGGAACTGCTATTACATTGAATACTGCGGCAAATAGAGTCACATTCCTAACAGTATCAGACTATAAAGAGAAAATTATTGATTACAGTAAATTTTCATTAAACGCCACTAGCCATGACACTTTAGAAAGACTAGATTATTTGTTTCATAAATATGGCAATACTTTTACTGCTACTAAGACCGCAGGTTCTAAATTATTAACAGTACCTAGTGGTCTTCCAGTACATATGTTCAAAGGGTTATCTTTAAGCGGAACAGGTATAAAAACTGGAACTTCTGGAACTGGTATAAATGAATTTGAATCAATAGAACCGTCTGACCAAGCACAGATTCTAACTATGAAATTCGCCGCACATAGTAGCGGGAGTATTACAGTTACTATGCTCGATAATGAAGGTCTTTCTGTTGGGACGGATGATGCAGATTATGATAATTATATTGAACATGCAAATAGAGATTCAGCAGACTCGACTAATAAAACTGATTTATCTGGGCCAACTAGGTATTTACACTATGATTTTTCTCCTATCAAAAATAACTCAACAATAAATGTAGTTGATTTAGAAGTTCAAGAATCTATTGGTGATAAAGCGAGTTTTGTTGACTTACAAATCTCCGACCCTTATCGTATTCTGTCAAAGAAAATAAATAACTATGATACCCTAAGAATAAGACACATGGTTCATAGAGGTGACTTTAATGACTGGATTTCTTTTGGTGCTACTATCAATTCTTTAACAAATAACGCAGACAATAGACCTCTATATTCAATAAAAACTTCTGTTGATTTACAACTTTATTTAAATGACGGAGATGAAGTTTTGATTAATTCTAGAGTTATGATAGTATTTGATGTGACCGCCACTACATTACGGTTTTATCAAGAAAGTAGATTAGAAACTGATTCTGCATTTAGTATTAGTTCTGTATTAACTTCTATTCCAGAAGATACAATTATTTATAGGAGAGCATGGAACGCAACAGATGGTACTCTTCTAACAGGAATGAAAATGATTGATGGCAGACAAGACAGTTTATCGGTTTCTTTAATCAGTGATGAGTTTTCTCAATTAGAAGCAACCGTTACTTCTTATGTTTCTCAAACTGGATTACTAACTTTATCTTTATTTAATCAAGGCTATGAAACAAAATCAGCATTAGATAAAATGTCTGGGCAGTATATGATTTACAATGAAAAACTAAATGGCAGAATTACAAATCTTAAACAGGAAAAGGTTGACGGCGCTACCATTATGAATGTTAGCGGTGCTGATAAACTTAAAGAATTACTTGACCCAATTATTGAAAAAAATACATTATTCTCAAAAGATATTGTGTATTCAACAAATAGCCCATACAATAGACTAATAGGGTTGGGAGTAAATGCTACAACTAATTTTGATGATAATGATTTAGTATTGTCTGGTAGCCATTCTTTATCTGCTGGTGATAAGATATTTGCAAAGTCAACAAGTGGTGCAATCTTATTCTTAGGAGAAGTTGCTTCGGGTAGCGGAACTACTTATGAATTTGTTAATTTTTCAAAAGCACAAGTGGCAACTAAAGAAGCATTCAAGGCACTCTCGAAATATACCGTGTTTAATAAAGCATTGTCTTCCAATGCTTTTGTTCCTTCTGCTACTAGTCTTTCCGGTTCTGCAAATAAAGGTCTTTTCTTTGAAAGTGGAACTACATTAGTTAATGGAGAAGAAATTGTTCCTCTTCCATCATCTTCTATAAATACAACAAATCCAAAATCAAGAGGATATTACTTAAGTGAAGCAAAGAACATGAAATCGGACAATCTTTTCCAAGCAAGATTGGACGATAATGCATCAAGTAAATCCTATGCAACTTTTGATACTGTAAATACTTTAATTGATTTTAATATTCTATCCATAAAGGAAGTTGATGGGAACCAAGTAATAGACATAGCACCTCACATACCTTTAACTTTAGGAAGAGTTGAAATTAATCATGCAAATACACAAGACACCAAATTTACTTCTCTTGGAACTGTTTCGGCTGGAATGACAAACCAAAGATATTTTAGAATGACTGTTTCTTCTTCCGCTTTGAATAGTGGCGTACCGCTTATTTTATCCACTATTAGTAGTCCTAGAAAATATCATGGTAAGGCAATATATATGGATAGTGTTTTTGTTGGCTTTATGACTATGGCAGTGCTACAAAGTAATGGTACTGATGTTTATGTATATGTTGATAGAAGCATGGCAGCAACTACAACAAATGCAACAGTTTCAGTATTAACTGACGAAGAAGCAAGTGGATTAAACTACGAGAGTAGTAAATTGACGCATGAATTATCTTTACTCAATGGAGCGCATTTACATGGCGGTAAAATAATAACCCTATTAAATTCTGTTAGGGGAAACTCAAGCGAAACCTTGCATTTAGATTTTCCACTGGCATATGGTGGTTCGACAACCAATGCTTTGACTAATTCCGATAGATTCGGAAGTCCATATTATAGAATTATTAATATGGAGAAAGGAAATGTTACTAAGTTAAAACAGGAAATCACTACCGTTATTACAGGCATAGAAGGAATATATGATGGTATAAAATCAAAAGTACCATACTATGCATCTTCTTATAAATTTAATCCTGCGTACTATATAGATAGTGGATTAAGAAGAGAATTAATAGGAACTAGCAAGTTTGATAAAAATGGTTGGAAACATACTATTATTGAAGATAGGGGAAATTTACCACCAAGCGGTTCAAATTTCTTTGATGTTAAGGTTGTTAAATTAACAGGGGAACTTCCATTTACAAATTTCCACTATGACCCAATAGGGCATGAATCTCCTAGTGATACCACACACGAAAAAACACCATTTGCAGCAAAAGATTTCTTATTCCAACCTGACCAAAAAGTTTCTAGAATGTTTTTGTTTATTAATTCTGACTTAGAACCATACTCATCAGTTAGAAAAGACAGCCTTCTTTATTCGGGACAAACTAGGGAAATCTCAAACTATAATATTTTGGCTTTAAATGAAACTTCAATTAGTAATTCTTCTGAAACAAAACAAAATAAAGGTATTATTACTGACAGAATTTCATTTAAAGACGGTGATTATTCTTCTTCTTCTATATTATCTAGCACAAAAAATTTAGCAGATTTAACTAGATTTGGAATGATGCGCTTAACCGAACTTTGTTTTGATTGGGCTTTTAATCAATTTGACCCTGAGAACCCGCCCGATAAACAAAAAACTTTACCTATATTCAAATATTATTCCCATACCCATGTGACTAATTTAGGAACTTTACACGCAACCCAAAACGCTGATACAACTAAATTAACTTTTACAGGTAATGTAACTGTTGCTGATGGAGATTTAATTTTAGATAAATACGGAAGATTTATTGGAATTGCTGATGGAGCGAGTACGGATAGTGTTGTTGATTTAGTTGAAAATAGATATAATACTAATGGTATTTCTCACAATACTGTTACTAATGCCATTTATAAAATTACTGATACAGATGAGGCTAAACTCACAGGAACTGGAAATCAAGACTCATTTATTAAAAGACATGACGATGTTCATATGCATAAGGGAATTGTATTAAATAAAGCAGCGAGTTCGGATGGTGCTGGTAATGGATATTCACAAAATGAATGGGATAGAATAATGCCCAGTCATTTAGGGATTTCAGGCAATCATGGTAATAAACAACACAACTTAATAAATCCAGTTAATATTGGTGGTACTTCTGATTTAATTAAAAGTGGAGCGACGACTAACACTCATAGTTCTAAATACTTTGAATTAATTGATGGGATAGAAACAATAACAGGAACAAGCGCACCTAGCGGCAATTCATTATTCATGAAATATTGGCTACCTATTTTCTTAGACAGATATAGCATAGAAGACGGAACTAGTTTAGTGTCTTCTGGAATGGTCGGTTCTTATATTGAAGCAACAACTAAAACCTTTGATGGAACCGGTTCAACCGAACCTGAAACTTATGGATTAATAGGACATTCTTTGGACACTAATTTCGCAAATGCTGAAAATCAAGGTATGCCCACAATAACTGGTGCTGATTTAGATAAACTGGCAGATGGTGTATTCTTAGGGTTTAAACCAAGACTATATTCTCCATCTAACTATGATTCTAGGGCTAAAACAATAGGTAATGAATATATTTATAGATATACATTTGCTGTCACAACAGGGGAGTATGCTTGGTTAAAATTTGTTAATCTGACTGGAACTTATTTATCAGCACTTGGGGTTTATTTAGATACAGGTGGTTCTTCTGCAAATTTGACCAATAGTAATTCCCAAACCTACGGTTTGAATAATGTTGCACAATCACATATACCTTATGTTATTTCTCACGAAATCGACCATAGTGAAGGAAATGAAATTCACATCATAACACTTGATGACGAGTTAGTTGGAAGTGCTTGGTATAGAATATTACAACCCAATCATACTTGCACATACGAATTTAGCCCGAAGGATATTGAATTAAATACTCTTTCTTCCTCTTATACTAAAATGCCTTATGAAGATAAAACATATAATGACATAAACAACTATGCTTTACATAATGCTAAAGGAGATAGAACTTTACAAGGAAATAATGAAGGAGTGTTATCAATGTATGTTGCTATTGATATTGAAAATGCTTCTGGACAAAAAAGAAACATCGTTCCCGCTAATAAAATAGACGATATGTTGGAAGGTAAAAAAGGTAAGTTCTGTATAAGTGATGGAGATACTGTTTATTCTTCTAGTTTTTCATTTACGAAAAAAGGGGGAAATCAAATAGGCAACACTATATCCTTCGATACCATTAAAGAAACTCTCGGCGTAGTTTCAGTTTCAGAAATAACTTCAATTACAGTTGGTGGAGAATCACCAATCAATACTAATTCAAAAAGAGCCATGATTGGTTCTGTCGTTAGTATTTGTAATGAAGCCGACGACCTCATAGAAGAATTACTTGAAGAACAAGACACACCATTTACTATTACTAAAGAAACCTATCCTCTTTTCGTTGCTCCTAACTTCGATGGTATAAGCATCTTTGAAGCAATTAACTTCCTACTAAGAAAGAAAGACCAGACTCTAGTACAAAAGAATGAAACCTTTGAAATAAAACCAAAAGACTCATCTGGTTTTTACAATGACCTACTCATCAGCGATAACGGCGATATTAGAATCTATGAATACGAAGTATTGGATAGTACCTTTGAAGAATACAATGAAATAATAGTCAATGGTAAATCCCACAAATCTAAGAAACAAGACCTAAGAAGCGTAAAAAAGGTAGGAAGAAAAACACTCAAGGTCTTTGAACGAAAACTAACAACTCAAGAAGAAGTTGATACGAGAGCAAAGGAACTTCTTATTCTGCATAAGGGCGACAATAAAAAACTTAGAATTAAAATAGGACACAATAACATAAGTCAAATACGAGTTGGTGATGTTGTCAATGTGGAAGTTAAGCAAGAAAATATTCCTAGAAATCAATACATTGTTTTAGAAATAACTCACTTAATTACTGGCTTACTTCAGTTAGAGTTAGGTAAATACAGCAAACAATTAGAAGATAGATTTTCTGAACTTACTGTTGATATTGATACTGCTCAGACTTTACAAAACACAAAAAACAATGAACAAGCAATATCTCTTGGGTTCTTAGATACTGTTAAGATTAAACCATTAAGGTTATTAGTTCGCAAAAGAACCACTACTGGCGGTGCGACTCTTGGTTTCACGACAGCATTAAATACCGGAAACTCACCACTTGGTTTTACAAGCGGTGCATCAATCACATATACTGACTTATTGGAGGAAGAATTTTGATAACTGACTTATTACGAAACAAACTTGCGGCTTATATTGTAACTTTAGCGAATCATACAGATGCAGAAGGTGATGTTGGATTAGGTGGTAATTCATCAAGTCCTTCTGCAACTGCTTTAGATGTGCCTTTAAGCATAACTACATCACAATATGTAGCGACTCGTTCGGAAGACAATGTTGTTGAAATTAAAATAATGGTTGAGGGTTCAAACATTACAGGTAAAGTTATTCGTGAGGCAAGTTTCGGAGGAAACGATGGTTCGATTGATGAAATGTTAGCGAGAGTTAGTTTTGAAGGTGTTGGCCCCTTTGCGTCAAACGAACAATTAGAAATATTTTTAATGTTAGAGGTGGAATAAAATGGTAGAAAATAACCCGCACAAGATTTCAACAATGGGACAAGGTGGTTCTTTAGCCGCAATTACAGACGCTTCAGACTTTCCCCATACAGGTTTAATTAAAGGTCTTTCCCTAATGGCAAGACAGAACATCGTTGTAAAAAACAATTCAAATGATTTTGATATTACCCAATCAACTGCTAACAGTGGAACTGTTGCAGTATCAGCAGGAACATACCTTAGAGATGGAAAATTATACACTGCTCAATATAAAACAGGAACAACTGCCGCATCATTTACATTTGGTTCTAGTGAATTAATAACAACCTATGATAAGGGTTATCATCTTGTTGTTGTTGACAAAAATAACTTTATTCTAATACGAAAGCCGACAGTAGCAAATAAAGTACCCGACTACACTTCTGGCGATACTATTATTGCTATTGTTGAATACTCATCAACTACAAGTAGTGGAGCAAGAAATATTCAGTTTTTAACAACAGATAAAACAGAAAACAGTGTGAGTATTGCTTATGCTGCTGGAACCGGAGATAACTTAGTTTATACAGAAGCAAGTGCTATTACTGGAACAAGTGCAGGTTTATTTGTTTCCGGCATAGGAACTGTTACTCCCGCCACAGATGGTTCGGATAAAGTTATTATTCAAGATGCAAATGCTAGCGATGTAATTAAATCAGTTACAGTTGCTCAAATTAATGCATTAGTAGGAGTTGATGATTCTACTATTGAGTTTATTTCTGGTGCTTTAAGAGTAAAAGATGGTGGGATAACCGTTGGTAAAATGGCTGCAAATTCGGTTGATTCTAATCAATATGTAAATAGTTCTATTGATGCTGTTCACATAACTGATAGTGCCGTGACTTCTAATAAAATAAGAGATGGTAATGTAACTCTTGCCAAATTAGATGATATTGCCAATGGAAGAGTATTAGGCAATATAAGTGGAAGTGCGGCGGCTCCTTCTGAATTAACTGCGGCTAATTTAAGAACACTACTAACAGTCGCAGATGGTTCTTTATCCCAAAATAATTTTACAGACGCAGACCATGATAAATTGAATTTAATTTCTGATGGTGCTACTAGATACCTTAATTCCGATGCAATATCGGCAGTTGAAGGAGAGGCTACTCTTGTTCTTGCGGGTGATGTTACAGTAGCAACAGGTAAAAGTTTTGTTTCTCGAAGACTACCTGTTGTTGCTTTAACCGCTTCTACTACTTTAACAGAAGCAGACCACGCTGGTAAATACATCTTTGTTACAGGGAGTAGTATTGTTATTACAATTCCCGACAATCAAGGAGCAGGTGTTCATTTCACTATTATTAATAATGATGGTAATGGTTTCACACTACGAACTGGTGCAAGTAGTAGTGCCGGTGATAACATGAATGGCGCACAAACTGATATTGCAGTAGCGGCTCGTAATGGTGTTACTTGTATTTCAACTGGGACTGATTATGTTGTTTTGGGGGTATGAGTTTGTATCTCGCTATTGCTGGTTCTTGTGCTGAACAGAAGGCTAATGCTAATACAGTTAATACCAATCTCTACAATTTGGCTTCAGTTGAAACTATTCACGAAACTAATTCTAATGATGCAGTAGGTATTAACTTCAACGCAGGTGCGGCTAATTCCGCATGGATGACAGGTTTCCAAATAATAGGGACTGATGGTTATGTTTCAAATAGAGGAAACGGTAATGCACATGATAGTGGTGATGTTTTTATCACTAAAATAGCCATGAGTTCTACTGGTAATGGGGCAGTAGTTAGACAGAATGCTTCGGGATTAGGACTCAACAGTTGTGATGGTTTTGCGTTAAACGATGATGCTTCTAAGATACTATTGGCTGACTTTAATGGAGGTTCAATAAGAAGCGGAACTATGTCCGATAATGGCAGTAATTTAGTTATAACTCTAAATGGTTCAGCAAGGTCGGTTGCGGCGGGATTAAGATTTGTTCGTTGGAATAATGATGGTTCAAAGTATTACAGTG